CGAAAAACTGAAGAACAGACAATTAGAAGGACTAGCAACTCCAAAACAAATACGATTCTTAGAACGTTATGGATTCTTACATGTTGGTATTTGGGCATTTGATGCAGCAAGCAAAATGATTACACGAATTGCAGATAATCACTGGTGTTTACCAAGAGGAATTAGTGCTGCAAGTTATAGACCTTAGGAGGATGTAAATGGACAACATATTAGAAGCTTTGAAGCAAATAGATGTATCAAGTTTATCGTATCAAGAATGGATCAACATAGGAATGGCACTCAAAGCCGAAGGATATGACTGTTCAGTGTGGGACGACTGGAGCAAGAACGACACTAGATATAAAGCTGGTGAATGCGACAGAAAATGGGGAACCTTTAACGGTTCCTCAGATCCTATTTCAGGTGGTTCAATCATGCGGATGGCAAAAGATACTGGATGGGAACCATACTTAGGAGCAAATAATGGAGTAATGGAATGGGATGATATTATCGAATACGATGGAGATGGAACAATCTATGATCCTACAAATGACAAGACACCTACAGAACAGTTAATCATCTATTTAGAAACCCTATTTAAAGACAATGAATATATCGGATATGTAACAAACGATGTATGGCAAAATAGCGAAGGCAGATGGATGCCAGGTAGAGGATATTTTGATAGAACAGCCAAAGAATTAATTGAAGAGCTAAAGAAACACCCTGATGATATCGGGGCAGTTATCGGAGATTGGAAAGACGAATGTGGTGCTTGGATAAGGTTCAACCCAGTTGATGGTAAAGGTGTAAAGAATGACAACATTACGAGATTCACATACGCACTAGTTGAATCAGATGATATGCCAATTTCTGAGCAGAACGCACTTTATAGAAAATTGGAACTACCTATTGCCTGTTTGGTTCATAGTGGATCAAAAAGTTTGCATGCAATTGTTCGTGTTGATGCAAGTGATGCTAGTGAGTATCGGAAGCGTGTAGATTATCTATATGATTATTTAGCGCAACATGGGTTTAAAGTTGATAGAGCGAATCGTAATCCATCAAGATTATCGAGATTACCTGGAGTTACAAGGAATGGTGTGGTTCAAATATTAGTTGATACAAACATAGGTAGACGTAGCTGGAATGAATGGTTAGATTTTACAGAAGGTATTGCTGATGAATTACCTAGCTTAACATACCTTGATGAAGCACTAGAAAACCCTCCTAAACTACCTGATGAGTTGATAGAAGGAGTTGTAAGAGTAGGACATAAAATGCTTATTTCAGGTTCCTCTAAAGCAGGGAAGAGTTTCTTGCTTATGCAACTATCTATCGCATTATCCGAAGGTAGAAAATGGTTAGGTTTTCAGTGTAAGAAATCAAAGGTATTGTATGTGAATTTAGAAATTGATGCAGCTAGTTGTATTAATCGATTTTCTGAGATATATAAATCACTAAAAGTAAAACCAAAGCACAGTCGTGATATCGTAATTTGGAACCTAAGAGGTCGTGCGATGCCGCTTGATAAACTTGTACCTAAATTGATTAGAAAGGTCGCAAATCAAGGATTTAATGCGATTATTATTGATCCTATATATAAAGTCATTACTGGGGATGAAAACAATGCTTCTGAAATGGGAAAGTTTAGTAATCAGTTTGATAAAATATGCAACGAAACAGGGTGTGCAGCTATTTATTGTCATCATCATTCAAAAGGCTCACAAGGATTCAAAAAAGCAATGGATCGAGCTTCAGGTTCTGGTGTTTTTGCACGTGATCCTGATGCACAGTTGGATATGATACAACTTGAAACTACTGACGATTTTATGGTTAAGAACGCGAATATATTAACTTCGTCAGCATGGAGACTTGAAAGTAGTCTTAGGGAGTTTCAAAACTTTAAACCAGTTAATTTTTGGTTTGAGTATCCAATACATAGAGTTGATGATACTGGCTTGTTAGCAAAGAATTATGCAGACGGTGATCCGAAAGCTAACTTAGAAAAAAGTGGTAAGAGGAAACAAACTACCGAAACACGAAAAGAAGAGTTCGATACAGCTTTTGACATAAACCAAGAAAATGGACAATGCAACATAGAAGATATAACGGATTATTTGGAATTATCAGAGAGAACAGTGCGTAAAAGGCTGAGTGAATTTAGTGATGAGTATGTTTGTGTAAAACGCAAAATTATGAAGATTCAAAAGGCAACTTCTGATTAATGCCGAAAGGGAGAAAGTTCCTATCGGCCAAATAATGAAGAAGAAAGGGTTTAATCCCTATAGGGGGAATGTTGCCGAAAGGCCTTATATATACATGTTGCTTCCAACACGCTGACACATGTTTGTTGGATAGGGGATTAATGACCCCTATCCCAAACAAATATATCATCGTCAGCACTTACCTTTCTGTAAATAAAAAATTCTGAAAAAGGAGGAAACTATGAAAATATTTCTACTACTAGATCCACCAACAATAACAGCACAACAAAATAAAATAACACTGGTGAACAACAAACCAGTTTTCTATAAACCAGAAAAACTAAAGAAAGCAAGACGAACAATTATTGAACATTTAAAACCATTCAAACCAAAGGAGCCTATGCAAGGTCCAATCAGGTTAGATGTCATATGGAGATTTCCAAAAGGTAAAAGACATAAGCATCAAGAATGGAGAGTAACAAGACCTGATACTGATAACTTAGAGAAAATGCTAAAGGACTGCATGACAGAAGTAGGATTTTGGAAAGACGATGCACAAGTAGTAGTCGAACATGTGGAGAAGTTATGGTCTGATGATCCAACAGGAATATCAATCGAAATAAATGTATTAAGTAAGTTCAAGGAGGAAAATTATGACGGCTAAAGAATACTTAAGTAGATATCATAAAATGGTAACACAGATAAAAAGTATGAAGTTGGAGGTAGTTGAATTTAAAAGACTGGCAAATTCACTACCAAGTATGAATTTTGACTCTATAAGGGTTGATGAAACTAAAAAGCATGAAGCACCATTCATCAAATGGATAGACAAAATAATAGACAAGGAGCTACATATTAGAAAACTTGAAGAAAGACTTCCAATTGTTAAATCTGAAATTATTCAGACTATTGATTCATTGGAGAACCCTGATTTGAAAAGACTTCTGATCTTTCGCTACATTGATTCGTTAAGTTGGAATGAAATATCAAATCAAATGTTCGTATCTACATCAACGCTTAAGCGAAGACATATAAAAGCACAAAAACTACTAACAAAAATTAAATAAAAAACGGGGATTAAGTTTCATCCTCGTTTGTGTCTCTTATGGTATACTATAGTTCTTCAACATCTAGTATCAGTGCATTTACATTTCCCTGTACATAGAATTCACTTCTGTACAACTGTATAGCTTTATTTAAAGCTTCCGATTTAGATTGTGCATAAACCTCATATACTTCTGTATTCAAATCTTCATTATCATAAACTTCCACAGTAAACTTATAATTATTGCGAACTTTTGAAAACATATCATACCTCCGTCCTTTTATGATTAGATTATAACACTTCTTAGATTGAAATGAAATAAATGTAAATGAAAGATTGGACCTAATTGAACCACCTTGAACTGTTGTGAAACTGTCAATGGTGTGATAGTATTATAATGAGCAAGGTGTAAGATACATGGAATACTGGCTTAGCAACCAGCCTAGAAATGAGAAGAATTCATTTAATTATGGGTTCTTTTTTGTTTTTGCAGAGATACTTGTAGTATTCCAACTCGTAAACAATTACAATTTTATGTTACAGTTGGAGTGATTTAGTATGAAAGGAAAGATGCTCGATACTTATGAGCGTTGGGAGAAATCCGGACATTTAGAAAACAAATTAAAAGCAATATCAGAAATGGTATCGAAAAGAGCAACTCAAAAACAAGTGGCTGAATATTTGGGTATCACAGAAAAAACAGTCATCAAGTTAAGGAAGGTGCATAAAAGACTAGACGATGCATTTCAATTTGGTGATGAAGACTTAAGGCTAAAACTGGTTGATGCAATATATCAACGAGCGATTGGTTTTGAATATGAAGAAACACAGACAGTTATTGAGGAAACAAAAACTGGTAAGAAAAAGCGTATCACAAAATACAAGAAGCAATCACTACCAGATATTCAAGCGATCAAATATCTTCTGATCACGAAATTTGGTATAGATTATAACGAAAAGAAAACAGAAATTGAGCTTATGAAGAGACGTTTAGAACAAAACGAGGAGGTATGGACGAATGAATATAGTGATGAAATCAGTACCAGTACTCCAAGAGTACGAAAACAATCCAAGAAATAACGATGAGGCAGTGGAAGCAGTTGCTAATTCAATAAAAGAGTTTGGCTTTAAGATTCCAATTGTTATCACATCAGATAACGTCATTATAGCCGGACATACCCGTTTAAAAGCCTCTGTGTCGCTTGGTTTAACTGAAGTGCCTTGTATTGTTGCTGATGACTTAAATGACGAGCAGATCAAAGCATTTAGGCTTGCAGATAACAAGACATCAGAGTTAGCTTCATGGGACTTATCTAGTTTGGAAGAAGAGTTAGCAGACTTAAAAATGGATATGCTTCAATTTGGATTTGAAGAGATGTTTGATGATTTACCTGATAATGCTACTGATGATGAATTTGATGAGGATGCAGAACTACCAGAAGAACCTTATTCACAATTGGGTGATATCTACGAATTAAATGGACATCGGTTAATGTGTGGTGACTCAACAAAGGATGAGGATGTTCAAAAACTATTAGATGGCAATATAATAGATATGACATTTACTGATCCTCCTTACAATGTTGATTATGAAGGAGCAGCTGGTAAGATTAAGAACGATAAGATGGAAGATGATAGCTTCTATCTTTTTTTATTGAATGCTTTTTCAAACATATTCGAGGCATCAAAAGAAGGTGCACCTATTTATGTATGTCATGCTGATACTGAAGGGTTGAATTTCAGGAGTGCTTTCAAGAACGCAGGATTCAAACTTGCTGAATGTTTAGTTTGGGTTAAAAATGCATTAGTTCTTGGGAGACAAGATTATCACTGGCGACATGAGCCAATCCTTTATGGATGGAAAGAAGGTGCAGCTCATTATTTTGTTGATGATAGAACTCAGGATACTATTTGGGAATACAACAAACCAAAAAGAAATGATGTTCATCCAACAATGAAACCACTTGAGTTAGTTGGTAAGGCAATAAGTAATTCATCAAAACCTAGAGATAAAGTGTTAGATCTATTTGGTGGATCTGGTTCAACTATGATGGCATCCGAACAATTAGGTAGAAAATCATTCCTGATGGAATTAGATGAGAGATTTGTTGATGTAATTGTTAAAAGATATATTTCACTTGTTGAATCAAATGATAATTGCTATCTAATACGAAGTGGAAAAAGGACTCCATTAAGTTCTGTTGAAGATTTCAAAATAAACTCACTATAGTGAAAATATAACTTGCTATTTAGTCCTTTTAGAGTGATATATATAGTAACCAAATTAAAGGAGGCTATTTATGTTTAAGGAATTTAATGCACATCCTAAAGGAATCAAAACAGGGGATTGTGTAGTAAGAGCAATTACAACAGCGACAGATACAGATTACTTAGAATGTCGTAGAGAGTTAAACAGAAAGAAACGAGAACTAGGGTATTCAAGTTATAAAGACACGAAGTTCTTATATGAGTACTTGAAAGGTTATCCTAGACTGATATTCAAAGCAGTTAAAGGTGAACCAAGAATTAAAGGTAGCGACTTTACAGAGTTGCATCGCAAAGGTGTATTCATTCTGAAAATGGCTGGACACATAACAGTCTGTATTGATGGAGTGATTCTTGATACTTGGGATTGTACATATCGTTCAGTCTATACAGCTTGGAGGATTAAATAATGAAAGTTAATTTTATTAGAAAAGCAACTGATTATGAACTTATCCCTCAAGATGAGTTTGTAATTGAGAAAACAATTGTAATTAAACCGAGATTATTTGATGCTTTCATTAATGCACCATTAGATGATTATGATTTTATTCAAGAACATACAGACTTGATGTGGTGCGACACAAAAGATGTTTACCACTGTATTTATGTTACAAGTGATGAACACGACTTTGGAATATTAATTGAAAGTGAAGGGTATGGATATGCAAGATTCACAGCATACCTACCGAAAATATTGATTAGGAGCGAATAATGCTCCTTTTTTCGTAGTTAAATAGAAAAGGAGTAAGCACAATGAAAATAATAACAAGTGAATCAGTATTTAGTGGACATCCTGATAAGGTATGTGATCAAATTAGTGATGCTATATTAGATGCATTATTAGAACTAGATAAGAACTCAAGAGTAGCAGTAGAAACAGCGATTAAAGATAACTTTGTTTTTATCTTTGGTGAAGTAACATCTACTGCAATTGTTGATTATGAAAACATAGCGATAAAAAAACTAAGAGAAATTGGATACAATGATGTGTTTGAAGTGTTGGTAAAGATTTCAATACAATCATCTGACATAGCACTAGGTGTTGATTCAACTGAATCACATGAACAAGGTGCAGGTGACCAAGGAATAATGTTTGGATATGCTTGCAAAGAAACACAAGAATTCATGCCATTACCAATTATGCTAGCAAATCAAATCTCCAAAGCCTTAGACGGTTTGAGTAAAGCCAAATATTCGCATGTGTTCGGTCCTGACGGTAAATGCCAAGTATCAGTTAACTATGCAAATAAACAGCCTAAGATTGAAACTGTCGTGGTTTCAGCTCAAACAAAACCAGGAGTTTTCCTTGATTATGCTCGTGACATTATTATCAATGAAGTGTTACTTAATGTTATGAGTAAAGATGATATTGCAAATGCTGAAATATTGATTAATCCTACTGGAGAGTTTGTAATCGGTGGACCTTATGCTGATTCAGGACTAACTGGTAGAAAGATTATAGTTGATTCTTATGGTGGGCACGCTAAACACGGTGGAGGTGCTTTCTCAGGTAAAGATGTAAGTAAGGTTGATCGCAGTGGTGCTTATTATGCAAGATATGTTGCTAAGAGTGTCGTGGGAGCTGATTTAGCAACACAATGTGAAGTTCAAGTCAGTTATGCAATTGGAGTAGCTAAGCCTGTAAGTATCTTTATTAATACATTTGGTACGGGGATTATTTCTGATAAAGCCATACAAGTACTTGTGAATAATGTGTTTAACTTTAAACCAGAAAGCATAAGAAAAGAACTCAACTTAGATAATGTTAAGTTCCAGGAGTTGGCGAAGTATGGACACTTTGGAAGAGAAGATTTAAATGTTCGTTGGGAACATGTGGATGATAAAATTACCGAACTGAGAAACCTATATGAGAAAGCCTAAGATATTACACAATTTCTATAAGTCTGTTGCATGGCAGGTGGCTAGAGAGATTAAGATAAGAGAAGTAAATGGTAAGTGTGAACGCTGTGGAACTATTGGTGATGAAGTACACCATAAGACTAAACTTACAGTTTACAACGTTAAGGATCATAACATCTCTCTGAATCAAGAGAATCTTGAGTTGTTGTGTAAGAAGTGTCACAACAAAGAACATAAACGTTTTATGTGTAAGCAATTGTTTGATAAAGATGGTAATTTGATTTCAAGATAAACCTCGATTATAATCATAATTTTTGATATAATATTATAAAAAGGGGTGGTATTTTGGATGATAAATTAATAAAGGAAGCTGCAAGATTAATGCAAGAAAGATGGAAGCAAGCAGCTGATGAAAAAAGTAAAATATATGATTCGGCAATTCAAGGATTAGCACTTGATAGATTTGAACAAAGAAAACTTGTTGAATACTGCATACAAGAATACAAATTTAACGATTTATTAAAATTTATTGATAAATATGAGCTAGATCCAAATAGAATTATAAAAAACGGACTAATTGGTTCAATACTTGATAATTATTCTAGAAAAATATCTGAAGAAGATGTAAAAGATATAGAAAGATTATTTAAGTTGTGCAAAGCAGACAGAATTTACAGAGGTGGTGTTTTTAATTACCATATGATACAACAAGCAGTTCATGTTTTGAAAGATTTAGAAGATTATCATAAGAGACTAGCGAAAGTAATTTATGACAATATTGAAAATAAACAGTTACTAATTACAGATGATTATGGTGGTAGAATGCCTTTGGATTCATTTCTAGATGAGAATGGGTTTGAAATATTTGAGAATGACGTGAATCGAGTTGAACTAAAATATAATAAGAATATTTTAGTTGAAAAATTAGAAAAATTAGGTTTTATAGGTTTTGGTAATATTTATGAAAAAAGTTATAGCAATAAGAAAACAATTTTTAATCGTAATAGAAACTCAGGATTTAAAACTATCGAAGTAGATTTTGCTAAAGAGATCATTACATATCTACACAAGAAAAGTTCATCTAATTATGTTGAAGTAAAATTCATTATTAAAAGAAATAGTGCGGTCCTTAAATTTAGTGTTTCGTTTGATGCGAGTTTTAACTCTCTATTTACTAATGATTTCTTAATCGAAAAATTTAAGACAGCTAACTCAGAGCATCGTGGTGTAGTAGTATCATCTCATGAATATGATATTGATACTTGTAAGTTTGTTCGTTCACATAGTGCTGGAAGGCATAATGGGTTTGAACAATATGTGAAAGAGGCTAAGGAATTCTTAATTAGTAATTTGTCAGATAAGATGAATACTACTAGTGTGAATATTTTTACAAATTAATCCCCCTCCCCAATACATATTAATTATTTGAGAAGGGTACCGTACGGGGGGAGGTTTCATTTACACGAGACCTATATTTTGAAAAACTGAAAATAGATTAAAGAAGGTGAAAAAATGCATGCATTAGAGGAAAATTACTTGCGAACAATAATGCTTTTGGATAGTATTACAGGAAAAGTAACTAGGCAGTTCAAACATTTAAATATATCAAGCGAACAATTTGTTACTGATCATCCAGCATATATTGATTTAAATATGTCTTTTTATCACCTTGCAATTTTTCAAGCAAGAAAATTATACGAAGCAGAGATTAGATATGGATTGACGAATAATGAATGGTATAAGCTTAAATCGCTAAGAGAAGAAGTTACTCATGCAAAAAGAGCTGAATCAAAAGAGATTAATAGAATTGCAGATATTAATGCAGAGTTAATCCCAATCTTGAATAAGTTGAGTTTGGCAATTCATACTAAATACAAGTTAGAAGCAAACAGAGATTATCAAACGTTTGTCAAAAGTTATTTCAAGGATTTAGACAGTCTATGATTAAACAAGAATATGAGCGATTAATATCGCTTTTTTCTTTGGTCGATGAATCAAAGAAAGAACTAGTAGATAATCTAGTTTATCAAGCTGCATTTATGAAAGTGGAACTTGATAAGTTACAGGCTCAAATAAAAAAATATGGTGCAGTTCAAATATCTAACAAAGGTGCACAAAGACAAACAGAAGCTGCAAAGTATTACACAAAAATAGTAAACTCATATGGTACAGTGATTAAAACATTGAACTCAATTCTTAATACTCAAGTTGATGATGGTGATGATGCATTTGACGAGTTCTTACGAAAGGCACAAGAATGAATTACCTGATTGAATACTATCAAGAAATTAAGAATGGCACTATCATTGTTGGTGAGGAGCTCAAGACTCAAATTGATGGACTAATTGAAGATCTAGAAAATCCAAGATATTACTTTGATGAGAAACCAGGACAATTAAGAATTGATTTTATTGAAACGTTCTGTAAACATACAAAGTCACCATTTAATGGAATGCCATTTATCTTAGAATTATGGGAGAAAGCATTGCTTCAAACAGCCTATGGATTTAAGATGGCTGATTCAGAACTTCGTAGGTTTAATGAAGTTATATTATTGATTGCACGTAAAAATGGAAAGACAACATTTGTAGCTGGTATAGACTTAGCTGAATTCTTCCTTTCAAGAGGCGGAGTTGACATTGTTTGTGCTTCTAACACTACCGAACAAGCCAATATCTTATTTGAAGAAATAAACAACATGCGTGAACAATCACCAGCATTATCGAAGGAAACAAGAAGCAAGAAGAATATTTATCATATCTATTCTCCAAAGACCAAAAACAAGATCAAGAAGTTATCAGCTCAATCGAGAAACAAGGATGGATACAATATAGAAGTTGGATGTATTGATGAGGTCCATGAGATGACTGATTCTAAAGTATATGATGCAATCAAGCAATCACAATCAACCAAAAAAGAACCACTTATATTTATCATTACCACTGAAGGGACAACCGTTGGTGGTTTTTTAGATAATAAACTAGATTATGCTAGAAAGATGTTAAAAGGAGACATTCAAGATGAAAGAGTACTGTCATGGCTATATACTCAAGATTCAACAAAAGAAATATATAATGATCCTAAAACATGGATGAAATCAAATCCAAGTCTGGGAGTCGTAAAAACAACTAACTATTTGGAAGATGTAATGAACAAATCAAAGCATGACTTATCCACAAGAGTGACAATGTTATGTAAAGATTTTAATATCAAACAAGCAGATTCAGGTTCATGGTTATCATTTGAGGATTTAAATAATGAGGATACTTACACAATTGATAAATTAAGAGACAGCTATGCAATTGGAGGAGTAGACTTATCATCTACAACTGATTTAACTGCTGCCGTTCTTGTTATTCAGAAGAAAGAAAGCAATAAGAAATATGTGCTATCTCATTTCTTTATGCCTAGTGAGGTTTTGGAAAAAAGAATCAAAGAAGATAATGTTCCATATGATATTTGGCTGAAAAAAGGATTCATAACTCTAACTAATGGAAACCAGAATGATTTTAGTATGGTTACTCAATGGTTTATGAAGATGATTCAAACTTATGGCATTAGACCATTATGGGTTGGTTACGACCCGTGGAACTCACAATACTGGATCAAAGAAATGGAAAATCTAGGATTTAATATGGAGAAGATTAGACAAGGGATATACACCTTGTCAGAACCTATGAAAATCTTAGAAGCAGACTTAAAAAACAATTTAGTAAATTATAATAATAACCCAATCCTTAAGTGGTGTTTAGCTAACACACAAGCCAAGGTAGATTTAAATGGTAATATCCAACCATCTAAACTTAACTCTAAATACAAGAGGATAGATGGAACTGTAGCATTAATCATAGCCTACGTAGTTTTAAATAGGTTTAAGAATGATTATGAAAATATGATATGAAGTAGGTGATTAAATGCCTTTATTTAAGAGAAGAAAAAAGACTGGTTCATTTGACACAGTACAATTGATAAGTGATCTAAATTCGTTCTACACACCGTTTGGAACTAATATTGCTAATAGCGATGTAGTCAAAGTGTGTATAGATAGGATTGCCACTCAGTGTGCTAAATTGAAACCAAGACATATAAAAAATGAAAATGATAAGACAGTAACCGATAAAACAGGTAGGCTGTCTTTTCTTTTGAAATTTAAACCAAATGAAGTAATGAGTCCTTATGATTTCATTTACAAGACAGTAACGTTATTGCTGTTGAATGATAATGTATTTGTTTATCCAATGTTTGATAGAACTACCAATAAACTAAAAGGTCTATATCCTTTAAGACCTGTCACAGTTGAGATTCAAATTAGTAATACAAACGAGTATTACATCAAGTTTATGTTTGAAGATGGAAAATCATATACCTTACCATACGAAAATGTCATCCACTTAAAAAAACATTATGGGCAGAATGATATTTTTGGAGGAACTGGTTCCTCAGGAGACCACGAAGCATTGTTAAAAACTATTTCAATTAACGAAAGTGTACTTCAGGGAATTGACAATGCGATGAAAACTTCACTGCAAATTAAAGGTATTCTAAAGATGAATGGTATGCTTTCTGAAGCAGATAAGAAGAAGCAACGAGACTTATTTGAAGAGGCTTTAGCTGAAACTGTTAAAGTAAAAGGAAGTTCCATTATTCCAGTAGACTTGAAATCAGAGTATATACCAATTGCACTAGATCCAAAATTAGTAGATAAAGATACGCTTGAATTTTTGCAAGATAAGATACTAGATTATTTTGGTGTATCTGTTCCAATATTCTCAAATAAATATACAGAGGATGAATATAACTCATTTTACGAGTCAACTATAGAGCCTTTAGCTATTCAACTTAGTGAGGCTTTTTCTATTGGCCTTTTGACAGACAATCAGATGGAACGTGGTGAGCAGATTGTGTTCTTTAGTGAAAGATTACAGTATGCTTCATGGAATACAAAAGTAACTGCAATTGAGAAGTTGATGAGTTTAGGTATTATGTCCTTGAATGAATCAAGATCCCTTTTAGGTCTTGAGCCAATAGAAGGTGGAAACAAAAGACTTCAATCATTAAACTTTGTCGATGCAGATAAAGCAAATCAATATCAAGTAGGAACGGAGGAACCTAAAGATGAAAATAACAGTTAATGGAAAGATATCAGAAAATGCACTAAAGGTTATTTTAGATACACAAAAGAAAAAGACGATCATCATTGAAGATTATTGTAAAAAAGAAAAACTAGAGTCATTCTTTTATAAGGACTCAGAACTGGAATATGAGTATCAAAAGAAAGTAACAACCAAACCTAAGAAAGTCGAGACTAGAAAAAATGATAAGGGAAACTAGATTAGCAGATGTCACGCTTCACGAAGAAGATGACAAGATGATTTTAGAAGGCTATGCACTAGTCTTTAATAACGAAACATTAATCGGTGATGAAGAATATGGTTTTATAGAAGAAATCGATTCAAGAGCACTATCAGAAACAAGAATGAAGGATGTTCCGATGAAATATAATCATATGGACTCCTTTTTAATTTTAGCAAGAACAAGAAATCAATCACTTCAATTATCAGTTGATTCACAAGGATTAAAAGTCCGTGCTGAATTATTAGATACCAATACGAACCAGGACATCTATAAAATGGTTAGAAGCGGTTTGTTGGATAAGATGAGTTTTGCATTTACGGTTGACGAGCAAGTATGGAATCGTGACGGCAGAGTACCAAAAAGAACTATTACAAAGATAGGACGTTTGTATGATGTGTCAGTTGTGGATACACCGGCATATGATTCAACTAGTATATACGCTCGTTCTTTAGAATCTATGGAGTTAGAACTAAAGGCTATGGAGTTAGAAGAGCAAGAAGAACAATCTAAGATTATTAAAAAACGCATCAAAATCAAATCACAAATTTAAAGGAGAAAATAATGAATTTAGAACTTAGACGAAAAGAAATCGAGTCAAGACTGACTGAAATCAGAGGTCTTGTCGATAATGAAACAGATATTACAAAACTTGAAGCATTCGAAACGGAAACGACTGAGCTTCAAGAAGAACGAAGTGTTATTGATAAGAAAATGACGATTGCTAGTAAAACAGCTATCCAACCAATCGTTATCGATAACAGAACCAAAATTGATAAAGAAAAACTAGAACAGCGTGGAGCTAGTTTACGTGAAAGTCGTGTGATTCAAGTATCAAGTGAAGAAATCTTACTACCTGATCATACAGCTTCAGGATTAGACCCATTGCCTTTCAGACAGGTTTCAACACTTGTTGATAGAGTTAATGTTATCAACCTGAACGGTGGAGAAACATACAAGAAATCATTTGTTAAGAGCAATGGTATTGCTGGAACAACACTTGAAGGACAACCTTATAGTGAAACAGAACCTGCCTTTGGTTATTTAACTATTTCTAAAGTAAAAATCACTGCTTATACAGAGATTACTGAAGAACTTGAAAAACTACCTTCAATTCCATATCAAGCCGAAGTATTACGTAACATTAATATTTCATTGAAAAAGAAAATTAGTGAGCAAATCTTACGTGGTGCAGGAACAACTAATACCTTCACTGGTATCTTTAGTGATGCAGCGGTTGCGCTTGCAGATACTACACCACTTGAAATTGAGGCAATCACAGATTCAACACTAGATGATATTGTCTTTGCATATGGTGGAGATGAAGAAGTCGAAGGTGGAGCAGTGATTATTCTGAACAAAAATGACTTACGTGCTTTTGCAGGACTTAAAACACCTGAAGGACGTAAGGTTCACTCTATTGATTATGTCAATAAAACTATCGATGGTATTCCATATATCATCAACTCAAACTGCAAAGCTATTTCAGATAGTAATACAGCAGCTGGGGAATATGGTATCGCCTATGGTGCACTTACAAACTATGAAGTTCCAGTGTTCTCACCAGTTGAAATTGGTAAATCAACTGATTACAAATTTAAGGATGGAATCATCAGCTACAAAGCATCAGTATTCACTGGTGGTAATGTAGTAGGTTATAACGGATTCCTACGAATCAAAAAGAAAGTAGCAGCTTAATATTAGCGTAAACTAAACTAAGAAAGGATTGATCTTATGGCGATATTAGATATTGTAAAAAAGGCATTACTTATCCCCTTATCAGAATCATTTGCTGATGACGAGTTAGAAACTCACATTAGTAGTTGCAAAGCATACCTAACAAGCTGTGGGATTGATCCTTCTTATATCAATGATGAATCAAATCCAATGGTTAGTACGGTAATCATAATTTATGTGAAGACATTCTTTGGTTTTAAGAACGATGGAAGTGCGAAAGAACTACCGAAGACATTTGATATGTTGGTAGGACAGATTGCATTAACAAAAGGAGTTACTGATAATGTATCCTAACTCACCAAACATTAGATTAAAACTACTAACTATGGATTTGATTCAAAATTCTATAGGATCTTCATCCTATCAATTACAGAGTTCAAAAGAGGTGATAGGTATAAACTTCAGCATCACATCAAACGAATATTATGAAAGCAAACGTTCAGATATAAGAATTGATGTAGCATTAAAGATTCAAAGTTTCTTATATGATGAAAGTAAATACGCTGACATTGCTGGAGATATTTATAAGATTGAACGAACCTATCAGATAGGACAGTTTATTGAACTCTACTTAAGCAAAACGAAAATTAGAAAGAGTGATATTTTTGATTACACTTAATCAAATAGGAAGCGCTATTGAAGATATGGTTGATGAATATGCTAAAGAAGTTATGGGTGATTTAGATGTGGTATTAGATGAAACTGCAAAAAAAATTATCGAATACATATCATTACATGCGCCAAGAAGCGGAGGAAATAATGCACTTGCGGATTCTTTTGTAACTGAATCTACAGGAAAAGGAGTCTATAAAACAGTATCAGTATATTCTGGTACGAAAGGAAGATTAACTCACTTACTTGAGTTCGGTTACACGCATAGAAGTGGAAAGTTTGTAGGACCTCGTCCGTTTATGAGACCTGCATTCGACATATTATCACCGAAAATGATTGAGGATGTAAAAAGAATTATCGAGAAAGGTGGTAAATAATGCAAGAACTATTAGAGAAGTTATTCTATACTCTTAATAACGCCTTACCCGGTAAAGTATCTTATGGAATTAGAGATGGTTTAGAAGAAGAACCAAACTATATTGTTTATCAAGAACTAAACAACAGAGGATTAGTTTATGCAGATGATCAGGTACAAGCAAAAGTTAGTACCTTTCAAGTAAATTTAATAACTGAAAAAAAAGATTTAACATTAGAGGATCGTTTAGAATCCTCATTTTATTTTAATGAATATGAATTTGAACTCTTATCAGAATTTGTCAATGAAGATGGTTCTGTTAATAGAGTTTATGAAATCAAACAGGAGGTATTCTAAATGAATAACAAAGTAACTTTCGGACTTAAGAATGTTCATTACGCACTAGCTACTCAAGCAGAAGATGGTAGTTGGACATTTGCGACACCAAAAAAGCTAGAAGGTGCACAAGAAATAACCACTGAAGCAATCGGTGGAAGTACACAAGTATATGCAGATGACAAAGTGTTGGCTACACTTGTTTCTAATTCAGGAGCAAATGTATCATTGAAATTCACAGAGATTGATGATCAATTCAAGAAGGATGTATTTGGTATTTTAGAAGATTCAAATGGAAATTTAGTAGAAGTAGTTAGTAACTCAGCTAAAACATTTGCACTGGGATATGAAATACAAGGCGATATTAAAGCAAGACGAATTTGGTATTTCTTATGTACAGCAACCCCAACTGGTGATGCTTCTAAATCAAAATCTGATTCAATTGAAGCAAACTCAAACTCACTTAATATAACTGCTAGACCAATTGAATCAAGTGGTAAGTTAATCATACGAGTGATAGCGAACTTTGGTGATACTAACTACAGTGCATTTTTAACTAGTGCACCAACACTACCAACATTTGTGTAGGAGGATAACGTAATGGAAAAAGTATTAAAATTAGGTGACAAGGAATATAGACTTCACTCTTCGTTATTTACTATTATTGATTACCGTAATGTATTTTCAACAGAATTGTTTAGTGATATTAAGAAATTAGAAAAGTCAAACTTGAAAAATGAAGAAGATATCAGTCAGGTAATTGATACCATCTTTAGAATAATTTATGTGTTGCATAGACCTTTTAGTAAGACTTCATACAATGCTTTTTTAATGTCATTAGACTTCTCTATTTTAAGTAATCAAGATGAATTGCAAGTTTTAACTGAAACAATAGGTGAAATGTTGGGTTCATTTCAAAAAAAAACAACCCCTAGTACAATCGGGAAATAGTACCGAAGAGTTAAAAATTACAGCTAACATTATCTTTAATTTAGTACATTTAGGTTTGTCAATTGAGGATACAAAATCCTTTGATTTGGATACTTATTTTGAACTGGTTCAGTTAGAGACAAATGTAATAAAGGGATCCGATGGATCAAGAAACGCAACACAAAAAGATATAGATGCATTCTTAGTTTGATGCATCCTTCTTTTGATTTTTGGAGGTGACATTTTGGCAGAGACTGTAAAAGGGTTAAACATCAAATTAAGTCTAGATGGTAAAGATTTAGAAAATGAGTTGAATGGAATCAAAAAGAATCTCAAAGAGCAAAATAAAGACTTGCGAGCCATAAACACCAACTTAAGATATGATAGTTCTAACCTTGAACTATGGAAGCAAAAACAAGACAAACTTAATGACATATTAGGAGAGACTAAAAAGAAGTTAGTTACTCAAAACAAAGAACTTCAAAAAGCAAAAAAAGCTGTTGAAGTTGGAGATATATCACAAGAAGAATTTAACAAAATGAAAAGAAGTGTCCAGTATACTGAATCAACAATAGCGAAGTTTAATGGACAATTAGATAAAACAAAATCAAAAATTAAAGATTTAGGTAATGCTAATTTCGAGAAGATTGGTAAGCTTGGTTCTACTCTAACGAAATCAGTCACACTACCAATTTTAGGTGCGGTTTCTGCTTTAGGAGCATTTGCGATAAAAACTGCCTATACTGCGGATGAAGTAGGTGACTCGGCTGAAAAATTAGGTTTATCAGCTGAACAACTCCAGGAATGGAATCATGTCGCAACTATTATGGGTGTTTCTACAGATACACTTTCAAGAGCATTCATCAAAGTAAATGGAGTGCTTGGTGATATTGCTACAGGAAATGGAGACAAGTTCGCTGAAAGTTTATCCTTGATTGGGCTATCATTAGATGATTTAAAAGGAAAAGACACAGATGAAGCATTTAATTTAATCAGAGATGCATTATCAGATGTAGAGGATGAAACAATACGTGTTGGTGTAGCTAATGACTTACTTGGTGAGAAAGTTGCATCAGAAGTGATTCCAGTATTAAGTGGACAAGCTGAAACAATTAGTGATTTGAGAAATGAAGCAAGAGAACTAGGTATAGTAACCAATGAACAAGCAGCTCAAGCAGGTGAATTCACAGATGCATTAGATAGAACCAAACAGGCTGTATTTAGTTTGGGAGTTGATTTAGCTTCAACGTTGATGCCAGTCATCCAAACTCTAATTATTAAATTTAGAGATGAACTTGTTCCTACTTTAAAAGATTGGATTGAGAAGTGGAACAATCTAGATGGAAGTACAAAGAAAATAATTGTAACTCTTACAGCCTTGTTAGCTGCCGTAGGGCCTGTTTTATCAATAATAGGCAAAGTTGGACCATTACTTAAAATGGCCTCGTTAGGTTTAAAAATGGTTGGTACATCTGGAATATTTGCTGGGGTTGGAATCAGTGCAGCTACGTTAGGAATTGGAGCATTGATAGCAATTCTTGCAGTTGCATTATTTCAGAGTGAAGAGTTTAGAGCTTTACTTGGAAGACTCATGGAAGCTTTTATGCAATTACTCCCTCCAATTATACTTATCATAGATACGCTGATGACAGCATTACAACCAATTTTAGATGTGATCATCGAGTTATTTGTGATGTTAATAGATATTTTAGTTCCGCTAATAGAAATAGCGTTAATGCCAATGATAGCTCAAATCAGCATGTTTGCAGAGATACTTAACGTTTTAGCACCATTGATTATGATTCTTGGTGATGTATTAACTGCAATACTTGTACCAGCTATTAATGCTTTAAAGTTTGTTCTGGATCCAGTTTTAAAAGTAGTTAAGGCAATAGTTGATTTCTTGAAGAAAATATTTGAATGGATTGGTGAGATACCTAAGAAGATTGGTGACTTTGGTAAGAAAGTAAAAGACGTATTCGGAAACGTAACGAAAGGTATTTCTAATATCGCAAAGAACGTAACTGATGGAATTAGTGACTTTGCATCAAATGCAGCCGATAAAGTTGGCGGGTTCTTCGGTGGTGTTGGTGACTTTCTAGGAAATACATTTAATCTTAAAGGAAACAGTACTGTTAATAATTCAAACTCAAATTCATCAACAAAAAATACTAATAACATTACAATCAACACAACTTCACCAACCTTTGATATTGATTCAATTAATAAAGCATTAGGAGGTAGTGTGATATGATCAGACAATTCTATCTAGAAAATGAATTCGGAGAGTTATACTACTTTAATCAGAAAAATCAAACGCTCATTTCACAAGTTAGTGGATTGGGCTTTTCTTTTGAATCTACCTATTTTGAGTATAGTAGGTTTTACTCGAAAAGTGATTACAACATACCTTTATCCGAGATAAAAGGAACCTTGATATTTTTAAATGGATACGATGGATATAAAGGGTTTGTAGATTACATTTCTAAAAGTAATAAAGAACTGAAGTTACACTATGTAAATGATGCATTTACAGCTTATTGTTATATAGACATTACAAGCTTATCTAAGACAGAACTAATTGCTAATTCGATTCAAAGTGAAATTATAATAAAAAAACTCTCTCTTTGGCTAAAAGAAAGAACCTATGAAATAGTTGCAAATGGGACTGCAATTGGAAAGTCATATCCTTACACATATCCTTTTAGTTATACTCATTCATTTGAAGGTAAAATAAATGTTGATAACTTGGGACTTGATGAAGCACCTCTTGTAATTGAAATTGAAGGTGATTTCGTTGATCCAGAGTTAATCATCTCTAAGAATGGAGAAAAAGTATCACAGTTACGCATATTTATTAATAAAGAAAGTAGCAAGATTACAGTGAACTCTATTCCTAGCAAACAGGAAATAACTTTAACTGAGGGTAATGTTGAATCAGATATTTATGGTGCCCAAGATTTTGAAGAAGATAATTTTATATTCTTGAAACATGGGAACTATGAGATTGAATTCAAACCTGGTGTGGCAACAACATCAATATGCAGAGTTACTGTTCTTGAAGGATATTTAGGTATTTAGTATGAAACTATTATTCCTAGATAGAAGCACACTACAATATAAGGATAATGCATACCTGAGTAACACATATGAGTTAAATCTAGATATGGTTGTAATTCAGCGTTCAACCTTTAATGTTAATAAAACAAATATAAATTGCTCCATAGGAGACATTGTCATTTTTATGAATGATACTTTTTCCTATATAGGGATACTTGAGAGTATTGAATTAAAGGATGACAAAATTACTACCGTAAAAGCTCTTGATTTTAGAGATATTTTCAACGTTGGTGTACCTGTATCATCCTTTAATGGTGACCTGGTAGAATATTTATATCAAATAATCACATCCAATTTCAAGACAAATAACGATCCGAATCAGAATTTACCATATCTGAGTGTATTAAAGGAAGCTAGTGCTAATGGTAGTTTAAGTTATGAATCAGATAAGATAGAAGACCTTTCAAAGTTATTCGAGTTAATCTCAAAAGGATATGGAATCAGTTATAAAACGAATGTGACATATTTAAGAGGAAGAATAACTGGGATAGAGTTTAAGATTGTTAATGTTAATCAAGGAATGATAATGAAGAGCTCATTCTCTTCAATTTTAAATGTAGAAACTAATGACTCATCAAGTCAACTTGTAAATAAAGTTGTATTTTATCCCGGAAGCGATAATCAGTTACACACGTCTCAAGTTGAGTACTATTTATTAAGAGATGGTGATTTAACAACAAACAAAGATGATGAAAATAGATACTTAAGTGTAATGCTTAAGTCATTTATTTATTCTGACAGTGATTATGAAACATTAGAAACAAAGGCACGAAGTGAAATGGTTTCATCCAAGCTAGATCACAATATTACATTCATGTTAGATATGAATAATAAAGTATTTAAGTTGTTTGAAAATATCAATCTTGGAGATTATATTTCATTTCTGCATAATGGAAAAATGTATGAATCAATAGTAACTGGGATCAGGTATAAAGATACTTTGAAATACGCCATCGTAACACTTGGTGAGTATCGAGTGAAACTTACTGAGAAGATTCAATTATTAAGTAACAATAAACAATCATCCGTTAGTAATGTAACAATTACAAATACGGACTTAGATGGAGGAGAATTTTAATGGGATTACAAAAAGTAACCTTTGAAGGTGGTAATGTAACATCTCAAATAGATGCTGACTTATATCATCATTTATTATCTGGAAAAATAGGCATAATCGATGGATTGAAAGAAGAATGTCGATATACACTGTCCAATAACACAATTACATTTAGTGATGGATATGTGTCTATATATGGACGTATCGTTTATATTGAAAATCAAACTTCAATAGGTGTTACACCTGACTCATCAAAAATGGGATATGTTGTTCTTGGGATAAATACACAAACAAATGAAGTATCTATTTATATTAAAGAATTAAGTGGAGCCTACCCTTCACTAACTCAAACTGATTTACTTTCAACAAGTGGCTTATACGAGTTTCCGTTGTGTGCTTATTCAAAAACAACTACCTCTGTTGAGATAAACAGTTTTTTTGTTAGAGATTATGTTATTAGAGACGCACAATATGTGGATGACACAAAAATAGAGTTACATGAAAAATACTTACCTTATTCAAGATCGGTAACTAAAGTATCTAATGGAGTTTACACCCTAAGTGGAACAGGATCATATGAACTTATGCAAGTAATTCTGTACGTTGTGATTTCTAATAATACAGTAGTCACATTTCCAGGAGATATCTTGTTCATTGGAACGGGATCAAATAAAACTGTGTCATATAGATACGGAAATGCAGACTATTCGTTGGGAGTAGCATATCAAGATGGGGTTTTAACATTCACATGTGGGAGTACTCTACATGAAATAACTAAAGTATTTATGAAAAAATAGGAGGAAGATATAATGGCAACAATTCAAATAAAAAGAAGAACCACAGCAGGAACTGGACCACTCACTGGTACCAGTGGAACAATAAAAGCTGGGGAACCACAAGTTGATTTTAGTGGTGAACATTTATATATCGCCAAAGCTAATAAGACTGGGAATACTACAACTCCATTAGCTGAAACAGATTATCTAAAAATACCTGGAGTAAATAAAGTAAACACTCAAATTGATACTAAGATTACAGCATTAAATCTAGGTACAGCTGCAACAAAAAATGTAGGAACAGGTAGTGGCAATATTCCAGTGCTTGATTCATCAGGTAAATTAGTAGATAGTGTTGTTCCCAAAATAGCAATGACTAATACTTTTGTTGTAGCGAATCAAACAGCAATGTTAGCTTTATCAACTGCCCAAGAGGGTGATGTTGCGGTACGTACAGACTTGAAGAAATCATACATCTTAAAATCATCAGGATATAGTACTTTGTCAAACTGGCAAGAACTATTAACACCTACAGATGCTGTTACAAGTGTAAATGGTTCAACGGGTGCTGTTACTATATCACTTGCAGGATTAGGTGGAGTAGCATCAACTACTTACAATACACACGTTTCATCAAATTTACATTTAACTTCTACTCAAAGAACTATTATCGATAGTGTTGCTGATTCTAGAATATATGAAGCTGACGGAATTTCACTAGCTACATCAGCTACAGATTATTCCAACAGTGTAATTACGGACGGTTTAGTATTTTATGCAGTAGTAGATGACACCTACACACCAACAAGAATTACATATCAACTTGGAATTGATGAAACAAAAGTACTGCAACCATCATCAGTAATTGATGGCGGTACATATTAATGTCAGTTATTAGGGTGAAAAGAGGAACGTCAACACCAACAACTTCAAATCTTACTAACGTAGGAGAACTTGCATTTGATTACTCAAACAACGCATTGTATGCTCGAAGTTCATCATCAGTGGTAAAGATTGGTGGGGATTTAGAAAAAGTATATTACTATCAAGGTTATGGGTATACAAAGACGATTACTTATAATTTCGATCCAGCGTACATCTATAAAGTTCATATCGTTTCGAGTACTAAAGGAACATCAGCCGATACATCAGATACTTATATCTATTATAGGACATCATCAAGTTCGAGTTTGTATGGGTCTTATATAAATCATCATATAAATACATATACGACAATACACGATAAAAGAGCAGGAGTTAATACTACTGCAAAATATATTGAAGATAGTTATCAAACAGCATCTACAATCACAAGTGGAATTACAAAAGTTATAGATTTTGAGATATCTCCAACACTACACTCGAATTATTTAGATACTCAAGTTTGGGTAGCTTATGGTAAAGCTATGACGACACTTTCAGCACAACGAGATGGTTCAATTAAAATGGTTGATTTTGTGCACACAGCATATGGTGATTTGGGACAATTATACATAAATACAGGAATGTCAATTGGCTCACCTGATAGCTTAAACATAACAATCTATAGAATGAGAAGGAAATAAAGATGGCAATAATAAAACAATTAGAAACAAAGTTTGGTGTAAATGCATCATACCATCGAATAACTGCATTCAATATAAGTTATTCACAAAAGAAAGTAGTCATTTGCGTAGCATCATATATTTCAAAAGAAGCTCGAGAAGCTCTTAAGGATCCAGTTGAAGAAATAGACATTGAAATTCCAATCGATGATTATAATCAGTTCTTGAATGAAAATACAATCGAAAAAGCATACTTGTGGTTGAAAAAAATGTAATTGGATTTGAGGACTGTGATGATGACTTCGATGTAATTGAACCAGTGATTATTGAAGAGGAAAATGATGAAATTGAATGATCATTTTAAGATAGTTCGCAATGTGTTCCCTAAAGCTAAAGTATTATTTATGTACTATTCTGGTTCTAAAGGATATGGCTATGATGAAGAAGACAGTGATATTGACATTACAGTTGTTTTAGATGACTTTAATGGATCATTACATCTTCAATTGGGAAAAATTGATATCTTTGCCTTTTCTAGAGAAATGTACATAAAGAGACAAAACTTTGACGAAACAGTTATTGACTACTATAAAAGTGCAACTGATGATATCTTAGTTCTTGAAGATAAAATATTATACCTTGATGAAGAATTTGAGGCGATATATGAAGAATTAAAACAAATTAATGTAAAGTGGTTTATAGTAAATCAAATAAATGCGTTAGTTAATCACACGAAAATGCGAATGGGCATAAGTATGGAACTGAAATCTCATTATCATTTGTTTAGGTATCGTGGATTGTTAAATCATTATGAAAGAACAGGTGTTTTTGAACTAGTGATTGATGAACCATATAGAACAGAGATGCTAAGATTCAAGAATAACTTTGATAATGAGGTTGGAAAAGCATTCGAAGCAAAACTACTAGAAACACTAGAATATTTGGAACATTACAGAGATGAGTTGATAATAAATGGATTGGGAAAACGTATTAAATCTATTTAAGATGGAAAATTTAATTTATTGGATTGTAACAATGGTGGTCGTTATACTTACAACGATTAGACAGTTCAATAGACAAGAGAAAAATAATAAGTCAAAGAATGACGAAATTATGATTAATTTACAGAAAATAGAAAAGCAAAATGTGAAGATGATCAACTTGCTTGAATTGCATTCGCAAGACATCAAATCGCTAAAAAAGGATGTTAATGTTCTTGAGCATCGAGTCACAAGACTTGAAGATTCACAGGTTAACATCTATAAACATTTAGGAGGAAAAGAAAATGACAACACTTGAGATATTTTTAACAATAGTATCATTAGGGTTGCTTGCTTTGTATGTATCATCAAAATTAAATAAAGATAAATCATTCAAAGAAGTGTTAACTGAAGTTAAAGGGGATCTTAAAAAAACAGCAGATAATCTATATGACCTTGTTGATAAAGCTACAGACATAGTATTCGATGCTTCAGTTCAAAAAACAATAAAAGAGTTTATAATGATTGTTGAAGAAAAGAATAGAATTGCTAAAGACAAAGGTGAAACTTATCTTTCAGGAGATGAAAAGAAGCTGGCTGTTGTTACACGGTTTAGTGAATGGGTAAGCAATGTAACAGGATCAACAGAAAAAGCAGTAGATTTTATTGAAAACAATCAGGCTAAAATTGAGAATATTATTGAAGATTACATCTCTTTTAGTAATAAAATGCAAGGAAAAGAGTCTCTTTCTGAAGCAGAAAAGATCATATCAGATAAGCTTAATAAAACGTCTAAATAACTTGCTATAGTAAGTTTATAGAGGTAACATACTTACTAACAAAAACAAGGAGGAAAAGTATGTTAAATCAAGTAATTTTAGTAGGAAAAGTAAATCAAATTGATAAGTCAGCAGGGATTGTTTCAATCGATATTAAAAGACCCAATGAAGAAGAATTAGATAGGATTCCAGTAACCTTAAATGAAGGAC